AGCATTGAAAGAATTATCGACAATTATGTCACAGATGCCGAGGTGCTCATGGTGGATGAGGTTCATGAGTTTGCTAACGGAGAGTTCACCGTAGCAGCTATTGAGAGCTTTCCTAACGCTCCTTACAGGTACGGTTTCACTGCCACAGTGCCGCAGGACCCAATCCCTCGATGGACGCTTATATCAGCGTTCGGACCTATATACACATGCAGGACAACTCAAGATCTTATCGAGGATAATGTCCTGACCAAACCAATCATACAAATGCTCAAAGTTCCTGAGTCTGAAGTTGATGACTCAGAGCTAGGGTACAGAGGAGTTTACGAAGAACTTATTGTCAACAACGAAATCAGAAATAACATGATCAAAGATATCGTGGATGATATCAGATCAAACCATGAACAAGCCAGAATACTTGTACTCGTCAGAGACCTTGAACACGGTCACATCCTTCAAGAGGGAATTGGAGGATCTTGTTATTTCCTTAGAGGTGAAGATGATCTCGGCAGTAGGTATGAAACCATTCGACGGTTTACAGAGTGTGGAGAAAACTCAATCCTTATTGGAACGAAGATTTTGCAAACAGGAGTTAACATACGCGAAATCACACATTTCATCAATGCTCGCGGCCTTAAGAGTCCTATTGCAACCATACAAGCACTCGGACGCTCTCTTCGTCGCCATGACACTAAGGAAGTGGTATATGTCTATGATTTCATGGATACAGGAAAATATATTGGTGCCCACGCAAATAAACGATTCTCAACCTATGTCTCTGAAGGACATGAGGTCATAAAGGTATGAAAAGCGAAGAAGAACTCAAAAAGGCTCGCGGAAGACTAACAGAAGCCGAGATGGCAACTATTAGATCTCTCAAAGGAACTCTCGAAATGCTTGAGAAAGATCCCTCCATCACCCTGCTAAAGATGAGAGAGATGCAGAACTTCTACAACACCGTCCGTGTATTAAAGGATGGATACATTGAGAAGATTATCAACCTTCTTAAAGAAGGCACTAAACTGGATTAAGTGTAGAAGATCTTAGTTTCGTTGTAGTTTGATAGCACTTGTGCGTCAGATAAGCGAGCGTTGTACCAGTGAAGCTCTGCTACCTTACCGTTGAATGGTAAGAAGTTACTAACACCATCTGAGTTAGGTGTGCCACCAATCCAAAATGGGAAGGTAGAGTTAATATTCTCTCCCTCTGTTCTATCTAAGTCCGCAGCGGCAGCATTACCTGATTCTGTGATAGGACTTCCATCAATATACATGTTGACCTGACTATTTGCTCTGTTCGTAGTAAAGGTTAGGTAGTGCCATGTAGAGATAGTAACATTACTTGAGCCTGTCCAGATCATAGAACCATCGCCAGTATCCGTGGTCATGACGAAGAAGAATGGAGCAGCATTGTTAATACCACACCCATAACGGCTGGCACTGTTACCTCTTGCTGACTTGGATTGAATGTATTGATAACCTGCTGTAACCGTGTCAGCATTCATCCAAATACCTATTGTAATGTCTCCTGTACCCCAGTCGAGAACATCTCCACCGTTAGCGAGGTCATTCGTACCATCAAAATCAAACGCACTGACAGGGCTGGTTACATGAGTAGGCCCGTTGGTCAGAGTAAGATCGTTGTTGTTTGTGGTCAGATCAGACCAAGTTGTACCCGTTCCTCCGTAAGAAGCAGAATCCCCAGCGTGGAAGTGTGCTTGTAGGTTTGTTTGTAGAATTGTACCTTGTGAAGCAGGAGGTGGTGGAGATTCAGTAACAGGTTGTCTAAATACAATCTTACCACCTGAGTTAATAAACTTACCGTTTGCGTCTACAAGATATCCCATCAAGACATCCTCTTAATTGTCATGAATGTTTCGTTAGCAACCAGAGTACATGTTCCGCTAGTGGCTTCGTTAATTACATGACCACCTACAGTATCATTAGCGGAACAGGTTACAAGACAGGTTACAATTAGAGAGGACTCGTTATGACCACTTGAGTTTCTTACATAACCCATCTTGCCTGCTCCATAACCAATCCACGCACTTGGGGATGCTCCACCAGTACCTTTGTATATTTTTAATACACCGTTCCATCGAGTGGTTGTTGAAATGTAACCAACATTAAATGTTACCTCGTAAGTTCCTGCTGTGTTGATAGTTACATAGGCATTACCAGGAGTGTAACTAAAGTCTGTAGCATAACTTCCATATGCAGGATATCCAGCGGTTACATCTAATGGAACAAGGGCACCACCAGTAGAGTTAATATTATCTGTTCCCGTGTTAACAACAGTAATACCAGCGGCTACGCCTCCACCGCCTCCACCACCCCAAGAACCTGAACTGTTAAGAACAGTGTTGTAGGTAGAGTCCCAATCCCTACAAGACTGAGGGAAGTCTGTATCAGTGAATGTAGTGCTACCATTCTTACGGAATTGATAGGCTGTAGTCGCACTCAATATTAGAGATGGTGCAATTATGGAAGTGTTACCGCTTGATTGTAATCCGAATGTAGCAGCGTCAGTAGTTCCTAGAGTTCCTATATGAGTTGCAGTAGTTCCTGTTACAGTAATGTTTCCGCTGAACAATGTGCTTGCGTCTGTGGTATCTGTTACAAGAGAACTTAGCGCAGCGTTAGTAGAAGATAGCACATACTGCGGGTGATCGTTGTCGGCTAGACCCGTTAAAGCGCCGTGATCGGTGACTCCTCCTCCACCACCCCAACTACCCGAGTTATCAAATACCGTCTGGTAAGTACCATTCCAAGTATTTGCTGAGGTGGTGTGGTTACTAATATGAGTATCAATCTGAGCGTGTGTATTAGTACCGATATTACTTAGAGCAGTGTGATCAGTGGTGTCAGTATCAGTAGCCCAAGTTGTCTCGTTAGCTGCAATATACCCAGATAGATTAACTGTTGATGTTTCTACACTCGTTACAAGGCTTGATAGAGCATTATTGGTAGCAGAGAGAACATATTGAGGGTGATCGTTATCACCAAGACCAGCGATAGATCCGTGGTCAATGCTTGCTTCTGTAAAGTGTACAGACCCAGACGCAATATGGCTATCAATCTGAGCGTGGGTATTAGTTCCTATATTACTTAAGGCAGTATGATCTGTTGTGTCATTATCCGTGGACCAAGTTGTTTCGTTAGCAGCGATATAGCTTGAAAGGCTTACAGTAGATGTTTCAACGCTAGTGACAAGCGTAGACAGATCGTTGTTAGTTGCCGAAAGAACATACTGAGGGTGATCATTGTCTGCTAGTCCAGCAATAGATCCATGGTCAATACTCGCTTCTGTGAAGTGTACGGATCCTGAAGCAATATGGCTATCGATTTGAGCATGGGTGTTAGTACCGATATTACTTAAGGCAGTGTGATCAGTCGTGTCATTGTCAGTTGACCATGTAGTCTCATTAGCCGCAATATAGCTAGAAAGGCTTACTGTAGATGTTTCTACACTCGTTACAAGGCTTGATAGAGCATTATTAGTAGCAGAAAGAACATACTGAGGATGGTCATTGTCACCTAGACCAGCAATAGATCCATGATCAATGCTCGCTTCTGTAAAGTGTACAGAACCTGAGGCTATGTGACTATCAATCTGGGCGTGAGTGTTTGTGCCTATATTACTCAGAGCAGTGTGATCTGTTGTATCGTTGTCAGTTGACCATGTGGTTTCATTGGCAGCTATGTAACCTGATATATCAACTGTAGAGGTTTCTATGTTTGTTACAAGAGTTGACAGATCATTATTGATAGTAGTTAGAACATACTGTGGGTGATCGTTATCGCTTAGACCTGTAAGTAGCCCGTGATCCGTTACTCCTCCACCACCTGCGACACTAGCATTGATCCACTCTCCTGTGGAGGATGTCCAAACAAGAGATTCATTATGTGAAGGAGATGAAATATTAGTGTCAGTTAGACCTGATAAGGATGCGGATCCTCCACCTCCACTACCTACACCTAGGTTTGCGGGAGTAATCTTTTTCCAAACACCACCATCATCAATGTAAACATAATCAGCATCACCTGATAGTGTCGTAATCTCCGCGTTAGGTATATCGTTAGCACGACCAATACCAGTAACCTTAATAGCACCGTTAAAAGCATTTGCTCTCATAACGATACCTATGTTTTGAATAAAGTGATCTCCAGAGGTGGGTTTAGTAGTAGTGATACCCCCTGGAGTTGTAGGACTCACATAAGCAGTTGCACCTTCTGTAAGACCCGATGTATTAAGACCCTGAGCCTTGCCAAAAGTAATTGCAATACCCTCTTCACCTACAGCAAGGTCTTGCTCAAGAACACCAAGAGCAGGCATAGCAGATGTTTGAGATGCATCTGCTAGGATAACATTTACAAGATTAGCGTTCTGAGAATCTTTAATGGCAATTACATCACCCTTGCTCATGGCAACTTCGTTGCCGTTCCGAACACGCATCTCAGTCTTGTCGTTGTATTCGTTTACCCAAGCAGTCCCGTTCCAAACAATAATTTGGTTAGCTGATAACGCATCAGGGAACCCTACAGCAACATCGTCTAAACCAGTTAGGTTATAGTCTAAGGCGGTTTTTAGACCAGCTATACTTGATGCACCAGTTCCACCATGAACGACTCCAACGGTGTCACCTGATTGAAACTCTCCAATAAAGGGTTGACCTGAGACAGTAACTATTCTTAAAGGTATTTGGTCTGCCATGATATATTATATATCAACCTGCGCCACCTCTGAATGATGTTGCATCAGCGTAGTTAATTGAAGGCGAAAAGCTTTCAGAGCTATTCTTTACAAACCTAATCTTAACATAAGGGCTATTTGCGGCGGCAGCTACCATTTGTTCTACTTCATCACCAGAGCCCGTCGAGTTTCCAACATGGGTTTCAATGCCCGTGCCACTAGAATTAAATATTCTAAGAGCTATCCTAGTAGAACTAATTCTGAAAAAAGCAGCCTTGTAATCGTTTCCTTTACGACCCTTTAAATCACCAATACCAAAAACTGCTATCACAGGGCCTGTAGAGTCAGAGAAAACGATCTGAGCATCTCTAAATACTCTTCTTGCCCTGGCTGAAACATCAGCGTCATCAAGAACAGTCTTTAGAGTTGAAAAGGACTTAAACACTATTTGCCCCTATATTCTCTAGAGTCTTTTAAGTTATTAGATTCCTGAACAACTCCATAAGTAATTCCATATACTACAGGGTCAGTTGTTGTTTGAGATATGAAACATGAATTGGAGAAATCTGGGCTAATCAAAGATAGCACGACTGTTCCATTCAAGCAAGAGGCTACACCACCACAGTTACCAGAAGCAGTCGCGTCTACAGGCAATGCAGTTGCTGCAAGCGTGTTAGAGGCACCTAGTTCAGTTGAAGGGCCTGTAGGAGTTACATAGAAAAGCCCATCATCGGGAGTACCACTCACAGGCTCGACTTTAATGTAATTACAGTTGATAGAGTTGTTTCCTGTATCTCTAAATGCAACGCTTGTTCTGGTTGTACTGTTTAGTGTAATTAGTTTTGTATATGGTCTAAATCCTTCTCGCATCACTCATCCTCCAAATCTTGTGGTCCTGAAACTAGGTCTTCAATATCAGAAAGAGCCTTCATGAGTTCTTGAGTTGTCATCGTGTTCTCTTCTTCACTAACAGCCTCGGCTGCGTCATCAGAAGACATCTCCTTCTTCTCGTCCTCATCATCCTCTTCTTCGTCTTCGTCATCTTTCTTCTTGGAAGACTTAGCTTTCTTCTTTTTCTTCTTCTCCTCGTCCTCTTCAGAGACTAGCTCAGAAAGAATCATCTCAAGATCTTCTTCGTCTTCGGTGACGGACTCGTTGAGAGAGAAGTTAGAAACAATTGGTTGCACCTCGTAAACTTCGGCAAAGCCTGAGTTCTCGAAAAGGTACTTCATGCCCTGGTTGACATCGATGGCTTGAACACCGTTCTTACCCTTGAGCATCTCAGCCATGGCAGAGAAAGCCTCCTTGATAACACTGCTTCTTGGAGCTACTTTTGCAAGTGACTCGAAGATAAGAACCTGAGTGTTAAGAAGGGTCTTGAAGGTAGGAGTCTCTTTGAGGTTGTTTACATTGACACCGTACTTCTCTTGAAGTAGGTTAGAAACAAGCTCTTTGAGAGGCTTCTTCATCTCAAAGAGCTTGGCAACATACTCCTTTAGGTCAGACTTTGTGTAGCCAACCTGCTCATGAAGTGTGCTAAGGTTCTTTGCGATTGTGTTTGATAGCTGCTTCTTTGAGATGAGTGCAAGGTAAGGCACATTAGAGAAAGCCTCAACAAGAGCCTTCTCAATCTCATCGTCGCTCTCGTACATCTTGACAGAAAGGTTTGAGATAGAAGGCTCAGTTACCCACACAGTATCGAAGGACTTCTTGGACTCAAGGATCTCCTTCTTGACAAGCTCCTGCTTGCATACCATCTCGTAGATGTCACGGTTCTCGCCAAGCTTGACACTGAAGTCACCTTGCTCACCTAGCTGCTCTAGAGTAAGTCTGGGAATGTCGAAAGCCTCGGATAGAACATTGGAGAGGCGGATTGCGTTAACAATCTCAGGGATAGCTGTAATCTTTTCTGCGTTCTCCTGTAGGAACTTGGAGATGTTCTCGGAAACCTCAACGAATCTCTCAAACTCCTTTGTCTCAACGATGTTAAAGGTGTTGTTGAAAGATTGTGATTTCTCCTCAAGACGCTCGACAGTCTTGTTGAACTTTACTCTAGAGTTCCAAGACTCGATAAGCGTATCGAAGATATCACCAGCACCAACAAGCTCGTCGTTATAAATGTTCTCCACTAATGAAGAAATTTGATCCCTGGTGAAAGAATCAAATTTCTCTTCTTCTTTGAACATGTCCCCTGACTCAACTTGAATATTGTCAAGGACCATTTCCTCACCAAAGTAATAATTACCTTCGATGATGTTCCCAGCCTCTGTAATAAATGTAGCAGTGGCGTTGTTATCGTCTACGGAGAATAAAGAAACATTCTCTCGTAGAGCGTAGCCGAGACTATCGGCCATGAGAGTAAGATTGGAGATTTTTCTATCTCGCTTGTTGAATATTTTTTCCATTTTATTGGTGCAGATGCAGATTACTAAATATATAGCTTTTTAATGCCTTTCAGCCGTCGATTTTATTTTTATTTTTCAGAACTCGGTCGATTGCACGGTATTTTGCAGAGTCAATGCCCTCAGTCATCAAATATTGCCGTTTTAGAAGAGTCAGGCTGTCAATTTCTTCTTTTTGGGGCGCTGGTTGCGCTTGTTGCTGTGCTTGTTGCATTGCTAAGTCATTTTGAGCTTGATTATCGGCAACTGCCATGTCAGCAGCCGCTTGAGTTTGGGCTTGACCCGCTTGTTGCTCAAGTTCTTGCTGATTTTGCTTCTGTTGCTCGTCTTCAAGGTCTTTCTTGACCATTTCAATCTCAGTATCAGTCATATCATAGTATTCTTTGTAGATACGGCTGGTTGGGAAGAGTCCTGTACCGACTACAGCCTGTACAACACGGGCTTTTGCCTCATCAATCTCTAGTTTACGCTTGATAAAGACATCAGAAGGCTCAGGAAGGGTGATTTTTAGGCGTCTAACGACACTTGCAGGGTAGTCAAGCATAGTTAGGTGCCTTTTTGCGATGTCAGCAAGGCCAACACACACGGAATCCTGTACTCTTTGGATAACGCGAGCAAACTTTACATCAAGTTGGCTAAGATTTGCCTTTCTTTCAGGTGATTTGTCGTACTCAACGATGTAATCCTTGGGAACCTTAAGTGTTGCAAGCAATTTATCACGGAAATACTTGACATCATCGACTTCACCAAGGTTTTGTGCCCCTGGTAAGGTGTCAATCTTAGTTCCTTGGTTGCCTCTGACGGGTACGAAGAAGTCTTCATCGACTGCAAGAGGGTTGAAGCGACCATCAACCTTATTATTGTTGTGGAACTTCTCCTTCTTGAAGCGTGTTTTCATGGTTTCAAGGAAACCCTCAGCCTTTGAGGCAGGTAGGTTGCCTACATCGACATAGAAAATGCGTCTTTCAGGCGCTCTAGAGAGACGATAGACAAGCATTGCGTCTTCCATGAGCTTGAGAGAGCGATAAACACGGATTGCACCAGCAAGAATAGACTTACCGTAAGGGTAATATTTGGGATCAGAGGTGTTCAGACGGAAATGGACGATCTGATTCTTGTCTAGCTCGATGTAAGAGGAGTTACTCTGGGCATAACTTCCTGTGTCCTGTGAGCCATGAGGTATTTCTTGAATAAATGTCTTGAGATATCCGAACTTATCTTCTATTCTCATGATGTAGTAAGGGTTCAGCACCTTAACTTTCATGATGCCAGCAGTCATATCGTTAGCATTAGCTACAGTTTCAATGAAAGTGTCACCATACTTGCAAGTGCCCCTTACAATATCGTAGTATACACGCTCTAGCTTGATTCTATCGAACAGTCTCTCAACCTCTTCGATGGCATCGATGCTATCAGATACTACTTTCCATCTCTTGTTCCTTAGATCTTTCTGAGTAGAATCATCAGCATAGATATCAAGAGCAGCGGTAATCTCAGGATAATCATCCATCTTCTCGTATTCGTCATATCTACGCTTCCTGTTAAGTTCAGACTCAGGTAAGAATGGAAGACCACGGGTGTAGGACCAAAGAGGGCTAAGGATATTATCAAGACCCTTTGGGTTTACAATAAGATCACCCTCAATGTTACGAGGGTCGCCTCCTATGGCAAGCTTTCTCTGCGCCTCAGTAGCAAAGAACTTTGCAAAGATCTTGGACATGTAACCAGTGGTGTACATGCTTTGCACACTACCGTCACCAACTGGTGTCCATGTTGTTAGCCCAGGACCAGCGTTTTCGTTTATTTGATTACCCATGTTATGTCTTCTTCTATGCTACCTCTAGAGGTCATGATCTTCTGAGATTTTAATGGCATTGGAGGTCTCTTCTCTTTGGAAGGATTAAATTTAATGATCTCAGGGTTGTCCTCTCGGTATCTTCGGCCTCCGTATATAGATAGTGCTAAACTCATAACAAGATCATCATTTTGTCCAGTATCTGCCTTGACCTTGCCATTATCGCTGATAATGAAGGTATTAAGCTCTAGGACGGTTCTCTTGGAGTTAATTTTAACTTCACTCATGCGAATAGCTTCTTCCATTTCCACCAGGATCGTATCTCTGTTCTTGGCTGTTATTTGGAGTCCCATGTTTCGTTTTTCGTCAAACCAGACATTCTCGTACTCCAACTGGTCGAAGAGATAGTCTAGTAAGTTGTTACCGATCGTATTACGCTCTACCAGAACGGGACATAAATTATAATAGTTGCCCTCATCGAAACATATCTTGGCAAACTCATTTATAGGGGTGGTGTTTGAGTAGAACTCAGCCACTTGCTCACCTGAATAAAGATCAATAATTTGAAAAGCAGAATAATCACGACCCCTGCCCAATGCAACATCGACCGCCATGAAATATGTCGAGTTAGGGTCTGGATCTTTCCACACATACATTCGGTTATTGTACTTACGATAGAAGTTATCATTCACATTCTCCGTCAGTGCTTGCAGTATCTGACCTTCGATAAATGTATCACCAGTTCCAAGGAACTCACACTCGTATTCTTGTAGCCACTTCTTATGGCTGATGTTAGCCCTTGTAGTGGGCTCCCACTCTTCGATAATGGCAGGAGGGTCTCTCTCCTCCATCTCCTTGTAGAGCCACTCAAAGCCCTCTACACGCGCGTACTCGGGGTGGTCCTGCCATCCTATCTGAATTGGGTTAAATGCATTAGCGCCCTCGACAGCCCTTGTCCAAGTGTCGTAATACCAGTTACCAATACCATTAACAGTAGACAGGACGAAAGCACGACCTCCAGTAGAAATAATGGGATAAACAGCAGCCCAAATTGTATCAATGTGTTCAATGAAGGCAGCCTCATCAATAATAAGTAGTGAACCAGAAAGACCACGACCTGATTGCTTACCTGATGGACGAGACTTGATATGAGAGTTGTTCTCTAGCTTAAGGTTGTGTGCGTTGATTGTTGTAGACTTAGGCTTAATCCACCCTGGGAGTTCGTCATACATAATTTTGATACGGTCCAGAACCTCAGTAGATTCCGTGTCACCTACAGACAAGATAACAATGGTCTGGTGAGACTTGAAGCAACAAAGCCATAAGGAGTAAGCAGCAGCAATCGTTGTACAACCAGCCTGTCTAAACTTCCTAAGTATGTTGAACCTGTTTCCTTCTATCGCGTGGATGATGGTTTTCTGGAAGGGATACAAATTAAATGGAACTAGTCCTCGAACTGGGTGGACCACCTTGATATAATTACTTATAAAGTATACAGGGTCCTCTTTGCATTTAGCATACTCTTTCTTGTAATCTTCTTTTGTTTGTAGTCTCATGATTTACGCTTTTATTTGTACACGCAGTAAGAACTTTAGTAATACCACAAAAAAATTATCTTCTTACTTATCTAGGGCTGGTATCAGCACTAAGTTCTTAGTGGGTCAGAAGTCTATCTTCAGCGGTTATTCAAATGCGTTTAAAAAATTTGATATCCAGGACAATGATATTGTTATCTTATGTCATGACGATATAGAGATACTCACAGACCCAGAAGTTTTCAAAAATATTATAGTTCAAACTTGTCTGCAAGTAGAGACAGGCTTTGTTGGAGTCGCAGGAACCACAGCACTCTCAAGAGATGCAGTGTGGTGGAATCACGAACTATGGCAGCAAGGAAGGCATAGAGGTCATGTATTCCATGGTGATGATATACTCACAGCAGATTCGACCTACTATGGAAAGCCAGACCAAGTAGTATGCATGGATGGCCTCTTTCTTGCAGCAAGCGGTAGAGTCCTTCGAGAAGTAGGCTTAGAGAAGCCTGAATACTTTGAAGGTGATTGGGACTTCTATGACATACACTATACAGTGTCTGCACACAAGAAGAAACTCAAAAACAAAGTCGTACCTATTTCCATTCTACATAACTCACACGGCGAGCTTGTAGGCAGGGATAGTTGGCACAAGAACAGAGAAGCTTTTATAGAAAGAAATCAGCTACCAATTTTCGTAGGTTGATTCAGCTTGCTCATTGTGCGCTTGGCAATAGGATTCTTTTTTCTAAGACCCCTGTAAGCATTGAATGCAGCCTTCTGCATTCGAGTCTTGAAAACCTCGTCTAACTTCTTCATATAATTATATATCATGAGTGAGGATCTAAACGACCTAAAAAACAAGATTGGTCATTGGCAGAACAAATATCAGGCAATGAAAGATAAGTACATTGCCCTTGAGCAATCAACTTTAAAGTACAAGCTCAGAAAGAAAAGCGACCAGTTCTGGTCTGTGTTTGCAGTCTTCTTGAATGCATCTGATACTGGCACTACCTTTACTCAAAAGCTTAACATGTTCTTCGGAACTATGTGGGCATGGGCTAGGAATGGCTTCAAGCTAGAAGAAGAACAAACAGCAGAAGCAAGGTTCGCTATTTGTAAGGCTTGCCCCGAACTTTTAAATGAGAAGCAATGCAACCTATGCGGATGCTTCATGAAAACCAAGACTAAGATCTCGGGCGCTTCTTGCCCCTTGGCAAAGTGGTAGCCTTCTTCTTACTCTGCTTCAAGTTCTCCCAATAAACTCTAACCTTCTCTAAGGCTGCCTTACGCCAATAGTTAGAGTCTTTGTTTCTGTACTTCAATACACACTACCCGAAGGTCTCTCTAACGCCTTCTCAGGGTTTCTTAAAGCTCTAAGAGCACGCGAGGTTCTACCCACAACGGTTTCTCCTCTACCAGCAAGACCGCGCTCATAAGCCGTTCTAGGATCCTTGCCTTCTCTTCCCTTCTTTAGTCTACGCTCCCTCTCCCCTTTAATAGCCGCGCTTAACTTGGCGACTCCAGGGATAACTTTACCAAGCCTATCGTAGAATTTTTGGCTAGGTCTTTCTTTGTATTTCTGATCCTGTTTTGATGAGGATGTTCTTGTTGTAGAACCTGTCTCTTTTTCTTGAGAGAATCTCTTTTGTAGTTCAGCCTTCCTCGCATCTTGTTTAGTACGAGACTGTTTAAGAACATTAAAGGTTACTCCTCGTTGTACAGTAGCTTCCTTACCCTTAGCCTTAATCGCCTTTTTAGCAGCCTTTGACAAAGCAGTTTTAGAAGTTTTAGCTGGACCCTTTGTTGGCTTTGGCCTTTTTACAGAAGACTTTATGGTCTCAGGTGATGTTGCTTGCTTAGGTTGGGCCTTGGCTGAGATACGACGATCCATAGCTTGCCTACGACGATCCATAACTGATGTTTGACCCTTGGCTTTCTTAGCAGCCTGCTTGTTTAAAGCTCCAAGAGCAGACGCTCTACTAGGATTAGCTGTCTGCGTCCCAGCTTGTCTACCAAGTGCAGCCCTAGTCTCAGCCCTCCTCTTAGCACTACTCTCAGCTATTAGTTCTAGGATCCTATCGTACATTATCTTGTAGGGCGACCGCCCCCTCCTTTCTTCTTGCCTCAGCCGTATTGCTTTGGAATGTTTCTCATATCACATCACACGATCCGTTGGACCACTTAAACTTGATCCTAGTTTTTTAATACTTTGAACACCAGCCTTAATATTACTTTTTGAAGGCTGTCCTCCCTTAGGGGCTTTCTTCTCAAAGCTCTTTTGGAACTTGTCTCTAGCAACATTCTTTAAAGCACCAAGCGCAGCCCTCATCATTCCTGCTTCGTAGAGTCGATGCTCTTGGACTTCCTGTTTTTTCTTACCCTTCCTCTTTGCTAGTTTTTTAATAACCTTATTAGCAAGGAATGACCCTGCCGCTTTGGCTACATCTGTCGCTGCTCCTGTGGCTATAGAGGCGAGAATACTCTCTTGCTGTCGGGTTATAACAGGCTTTCTAGCTAATGCACCAAGCGCAGCTTTAATCATTTGCTCTTCGTGTATTTGATTCATACTCTTATATAGCTCCGAATTATTTAGGAGTCCCTGTTTTTTTATAATTGTAGGAGTCCCTAAGTTTTTAGGAGTCCCTTGATATGTAAGACATGATGTTCCATATATGCGGGCGGAGCCCGTGTATGGGACCCGTAAACGCGCCTTTTTCCGCACGGTTTTAGGTTGACGGGGGAAGGGGTGCAGGCTACTATAGGGGCATGGAAAGCACCCCTGACTACACCTCCGACCTCCCCGACAACTTCGACCCTTCGTGGGAGGAGCAGATCGAGTGTGACGAGTATTACTACGAAGCCTCTGACGCTGACTGGTGGGAGAGCGCCTACGGTCCTGCTGATGACGGAGGCTACTCCTTCTGATATGTGGCGCAAGTTCAAAGCTCTGTTCTCTATGGAAGATCAATACACCTACACTGAGGCTAGGCTTCAGGCCATGTCCGAGGAACTGGGTCGCAACTTCCGTGCGGCCTACACTAACCCTGCCGTCGAGTGGGACGAGTGGAATCAAGCCCTCGATGCCTATAAGGCTGTCCGTAGGCTGATGCCTACCAAGCCCAATGGCAAGCGTCTGGGTCACTTGGAAGCCCACCTCTCGACGCAGTGAATATAGGGGGTGAGGGCGCGTGGTGAACTAGATTGATCCACAACCGCTCACCCCTGCCATTGTGGCAGGGGCTGCCGCCCCTGCCCTAAGTCCTTATATAGCAAGGGTTTACGCGCCACACTTTCTACCCATAAAGTCTTGCGCCATAGCCAGACTGTGCTACTATACACACATGGACCTTGAAGAGTACGAAGACGAGATGAACGAGCAAGAGGGCGAGGAAGCTCTCTTCTTCTCTGGTTACATCGACTGGGAGCTTTGGCGATGAAGTTTATCCTTGCACTCCTCCTGTGTGCCCCTGTCCTTGCCGATGGGTACTCTGCAATCGAGACTAAGGACGGCAAGGCTAACGCTGCTCTATATCAGGATGCTATCAATGTGAATATCCGTCCTGAGTGTCGCACTAAACTTGCCCCTATTGTTGCAGCCATTAGGTATGCAGAGAATGGCAAGAAGTACCAGTACGGTATCATCCACAAGCGTTGCAAGCCTGGATACCGTAACCAAGCTGGGTGGTGTGCTGCCACTGTCCAGAAGAACTATGATCGCTGGGTCAAGGCTGGTAG